GCCACCTAGCTCCAAGCTGCCACCAATCACCACCGGATAAAAATCTATCGGCCTACATTGGCATCGCCTGGCCGATAGATTTTTATCCTGCAGTGCATGGCATCGCCTGGCCGATAGATTTTTATCCTGCAGTGCATGGCATCGCCTGGCCGATAGATTTTTATCTGATAACTAACAGCTTGATTGAGGGGCGACTACCCCCCGAGGTTATTTAGATTATAAAGAGCTAGCCTTGGCCGCACCCCCGTGTATATTTTTTCCAAAAGGCAATGAGCGTACCTATTTCAATTTTTCTGGTAAAGTGGATGAGCGTATGTAATACTTTGCACCGTAGACACGCTATGGCGTAAAATACCCGTATGAACACAATGACCGCATTCGAGTACATCGACCCCGACCTGTTGCTTGACAAGTACCATCCTGTCAACCAACCCTTCTTCAAGCGCCAGCAGTCCATCCAGAGGGCTGTGGTGCATCAGACGGCGATGTGCAAGCCCAAGCATGTCGAGATAGCTAAAATGCACCTCACTGGCGCTACAAACGTCGAGATCGCCGAGCGTATGGACTACACCGCGCAGGGCATTGGTAAGGTTCTACAGCGTGAGGACACCCGACATCTGCTTGAACTCCTCCGTTTTTACAACCTGCACCTCGACGGCCCCTCAATCGAGCACCGCAAACGCCTATTGAACGAGATCGCCCAGGATAACCAGGACACTGACCCAGGCATAACGATCCGCGCGGTGCATGAGATGAACAGCATGGACGGTGTAGGGCGGGATAAGGTCGATACCAAGGTGAATATCACAATTAATAACAACCAGCTACCGAAAGGAGTGCTTGACGTTTAAATGGCTGAATTTAAGCTCAAATACACCCCCCGCGACCACTTTCTGCCCTTACACCAGAGGGATAAACGCTGGTCATCCCTAGTTTGTCACCGCCGCGCTGGTAAGACCTTCGCGTGCGTCAACGAGGCCGTCATTCGCGCCCTATACACACCAAAGGAGAACGCCAGATATGCGTATATTGCACCATTTTATAAACAGGCTAAAGACGTGGCTTGGACATACCTCAAAGACGCTACAGAAGGCATTGCCGTTGAAGTCAGAGAATCTGATCTTCGCGTGGTACTTCCTAACGGTGCTTGGATTACTCTTTACGGCGCTGATAATCCTGATGCTCTCCGGGGGATATATCTGGACGGCGTTATTCTTGACGAGTATGGTGATTGTCGTCCTTCTTTATGGGCCGAAGTTATTTTACCAACGCTTGCGGACAGGCGCGGTTGGGCTGCGTTCATTGGTACGCCAAAAGGTAAGAACCATTTTTATCATATTCACCAAACAGCGGTAAGCGACCCGGAGTGGTTCAGTATGACGCTCAAGGCGAGCGAATCAGGCATACTGGCCCCTGATGACCTTAAACAACTGCAAGGATTGATGGAGCAAGCGCAGTATGATCAAGAATTTGAGTGTGACTTCACAGCAGCGGTATTGGGAACTTACTATGCCGCTATCATACAAACGATGGAGCAAGAGGGCCAAATCGGGAAGCTCAACCTCTTTGACCACACCCAACCTGTACAGATCGCCGCCGACATCGGGTACAGCGACTCCTGCGCCTTCTGGTTCTGGCAATCAAGACCTGACGGCATAGCCATAATCGACTATTATGAGAATCAGTCCGTTCCCTTATCGCATTACATCGACATGCTACAGGCGAAGCCCTATGAAATTGAAACACTCTGGCTACCTCACGACGCACGAGCAAAGACGCTCCAAACGGGGCGATCAACAGTCGAACAGCTTATCGAAGCGGGTCTACCATGCCGCGTGGTGCCTAAACTGGCCGTACAACAGGGTATTGACGCTGCTCGCCTTGTACTGCCAACATGCCACATTGACACAACCAATGGCGACGCAGGTGTTGAAGCACTTAGAGCGTATCGACGAGAGTTTAACGAGCTTACAAAAGCTTTTAGAGACACCCCCCTCCACGATTGGGCCTCTGACGGAGCAGATGCGTTTAGATATTTAGCCTTGGTCGCGCAGGAGAAAAGGGGTAATATCACGTCACAACCCTCACGTCCAGTGTTTGAGAAGCCAAAAATCACATTGAACGAGTTGTTTGAGGATAGGGAAAAACCACAGAAGCTATCCATTGCGAGGCGTAGAATTTAATGGCTAATAGCAGTGTACAGGGGGCGATAGACTCCCTAGATGAATTTGAGAACGACAGCGAACCAACCGTAGGCCAGCACAAGCGGTGGGACGCGGAGATTAAGGCGGCGTTCACAGCGTGTCGTCAGTACCAGAAGCAGGGCGCGGAGGTGGTGCAGGCGTATTTGAACTCAAAAGCGGGGGAGACGTTTAACCTTAACCTGTTTCACGCCAATATCAGAACGATGCAGGCAATGATGTTCGGTAAGCTGCCTGAGATAAAATTTTCCCGTACTAACATGGACTTTAACGATGATCCAGCCAGAGTCGCAGGAATCCTGTTCGAGAGGATGCTCAACGCCGACATCGGCACCCCTAATGACCTCTACTCAGAAGCACTTAAACAGAATCTACAGGATCGCCTTTTACCCGGTCTTGGAATTTCCAGAGTACGCTACGAGTTCGACAAAGAAGAAGTCGAGATCGCATCCGTAACAGATCAGTTGACGGGCCTAGAGCTAGAGCCTGCCCGTACAGAAGAACAGATCACCGACGAGAGAGCACCAATAGATTATGTCCACTGGCGCGATTTTGTATGGGCACCAGCGAGGACATGGCAAGAGGTTCGATGGGTAGCCTTCCGCACGCTTATGACAAAGGATCAGCTCACCGAGCGCTTTGGCGAAGACATAGCGAAGCATATTCCCTTAGAGAAGACCGCCTTGGACGACGGTGAGGAGGACATCGACTCTGATGATCCAAAGCAAGACGCTTGGATGCGTGGTGAGGTGTGGGAGATATGGGCGAAAGAAGACAAGAAGGTTTATTGGTTCTGCAAAGGGTATAGTAAGATTCTTGACGAGCAGAACGACCCACTACAGTTGACGGGGTTCTTCCCAATACCACAACCGATGGTTGCTAACGTAACCACTACGGCGTTCATGCCCAAGTCAGACTACAAGATGTCTGAAGATTTGTACCTTGAGATAACAAACCTTGAGACACGTATAGCCAAGATTACTGAGGCGATTAAGGTCGTTGGAGTCTATGACCAATCTAGCGAGGGCGTTAAGTCGCTCATGCTGGAGGGCGTGGAGAATGACCTGATCCCGGTGGACAACTGGGCGATGTTTGGCGAGAAGGGCGGCTTGCAGGGCGCGATTGATTGGCTGCCTATTAAAGAGGTCGCTGAGACTATGATGATATTGGTCGGGCGCAGGGACGACGCTAAGGCGCTCCTGTTCGAGATCAGTGGTATGTCTGACATCATGCGTGGCGGTAAGCAGGCAGGTGGTGCAGCGTCCGCGACAGAGCGTGCGCTAGAGGCGCGGTTCGCGTCGATCAACGTACAGTCCATGCAGGACGAGTTTGCCCAGTACGCGACTGACTTGATCCGTCTGCGTGCTGAGATAGTGTCTAAACACTTCCAGCCTGAGTCAATCGTCAAGCAGTCTAACGCAATGGCGATGACCGCAGAGCAGGAGTTAATTCAGCCTGCTATCGACATTATGAAGAATCGCGCCGACTTGATCTGGCGCATTGAGGTTAAAGCCGAATCAGTAGCGATGGTGGACTATGCACAGCTTAAAGAGGAAAGGACGAGTTACATCACGGCACTGGCTACGTTCTTACAGTCGGCTGCGCCTCTTGTTGAGTTGGAACCAACTGCAACGCCTGTACTTCTGGAAATGCTCAAGTGGGGGCTTGCGGGGTTCAAGGGCAGCAATGAGGTTGAAGGAGTTCTCGATCAGGCTATCAAGACGCTTCAGAGCGCCGGGCAACAGGGCGAAAACGATAAGCCGTCTGACGCTGAAATCAAGGCTCAAACGGAACAAGCTAAACAGCAGTTTGAAATGCAAAAGCTACAACTCACGCAACAGTTCGAGCAACAGAAATGGCAGTACGAACAGCAGCATATACAACTTGAAGCGCAGATAAGACAGCAGGAACTCCAGACGGAAAATAATAATAATATCCGTAAGGAGCAGGCTCAAGCTGAACTGAATATGGTCGAAGAAGAGAAAGAGACTGAAGAATTTATCAAGCGGGAACAGGCGCGAGCGCGTTTAAACCCGACGCAAAGTTCCAATGAGTGATCTCGTCGAGCGCGTCTGTCTGCATGAAGGCTTCAGAGCTAAACCTTATCAGGATCATCTGGGCAACTGGACATTCGGGCACGGGCTGACGTGGATCAGTGAGGAAGAATCCAAGCGCATCGTCAACGAGCGCCTGTTGCAGATTATGCGCGAATTGAAGACACAGCACCCAGCGTGCTTAGACCCTAATTTTTACTCTGATGCTGAGATAGAAGTGCTTGACGAAGTGGTAGAAGTAACAGCCGAAATGGCCTTTCAACTGGGTGTCGCAGGCGTAAACAAATTCAAGAAAATGTGGGCCGCGCTGGAAGCGGGTAACTACATGTTGGCACAGATGGAAATGTTAGACTCACAGTGGGCAGAGCAGACGCCAGAAAGGGCGCACGAATTGGCTGACGTTATTGGGGAGTTGAATGAGCGACATGGGTAGCAACGACAGGTGTAGTGGATACGTTGAATTAATAGCGGCGATGAAAGAGGCTAATGCAGATTTAATGATACGAGTTACGGAACGACTTGCACAGCACCGACAACAAGATCAGCAATTCATGGCTGACGTGAAAATGTCGGTTGCGTTGACCGCGCAGAAAGCTGACGAGATAGGTAAAGTGCTCACGCCAATACCTGCACGAATTTCGGCGCTTGAAACGTCTGTGCGCCAGATTGCGGACAACGACAAAACACAGTTTGACTTAATTACGCAGATACGCGAAGACCACCGCGATCTTGAGGTAAAGGTTGCGAAGATACCCAACGTAAGGCAGTCGTTAGCTGCGGTTAAGACTAATGGGGGTTTTTTGACGTCCGCGAACGGTAAGTATGCAATATGGGCGGGCATACTTATCATCGTCGGGCTGTTTGGTATTGCGGGGGTCAACATGACAGGAGTGATAAAGCCTTAGTGGGTATTATAGCTAAAATTCTAGGTTCGGGTGACGTTCTGGCTAAGGGGCTTGAACTGATCGACGATGCGTTCGAGTCAGAGGAAGAAAAGCGCGAGTCGAAAGCTAAAGCTAAGATAGACCTGATGAAAGCATACGCGCCGTTTAAACTCGCGCAGCGGTACATCGCGTTGCTGTTTACCTGCACGTTTCTTGCGTGCTTTTTTATTGTATTGATTATGACGCTGATGGGCGTAGGCGACACCGCCGAAGTTGTTAGCATCATGGCAGAGTTTAAAATTGGTTGGATTATGACCACTATCGTGCTGTTTTATTTTGGTGGTGGTCTAGTAGAGTCAGTAGGAAGCATTAAAAAATGACACGCAGACGGTGGCGACAGATCGAAGGGCGGTTAGTCGAAATTGACATCAAAACCGGGCAACCTGTGGGCGCAGATGAGCCGCCTATTCGTTCTCACGGTGTTTCTGTGTTTCAGGAGGTCATAGCACCCGATGGGACGAGAATCGCCTCACGGGACGCTATGAGGGCCTACGAGAACCGCACAGGCATGACAAATGACCTTGATAGCCTCAGAACGCAGACACGCCGGGAGTTAAACAGGGCAAACGAGGTAACAAAGCCAAAGAAAGACCCAACACGCATACCCGCATTGTTGGACGCATTTGAGCGAGCAAGTTCGTCAGGGTACAGTAGGAGGCCCGTATATGATGAGTGAAATAGCAGCGGAAGTAGTAGACGACGAGGAAGGCGAAGAATCAGGTAATGAGATGGAGGACGCGCTTTCAGCGGCCTTCGACGAGTCAGAGGCGGCGGAAGCGGCAGCTAGTCCCGCGCCTGAAGCAAAACCCTCGGTGGAGTCGGCTCCCGAATCAACCACCACAACCCCAAGTACGGGGGACGCTCCACCCGAGGGAACTACGGAAGAGCCTGCGGCGCTTACAGCCCCGGCGTCATGGTCGCCTGAAGCGCGAGAGGCGTGGAAAAGCATACCTCCAGAGGTGCAGAAGCACATCGACAAGCGTGAGGCTGAGATCCGCACGGCGCTGAACGACACAGGCACCGCACGCCAGCACCAGACGGAGTTCCAACGGCTGACCCAACCATACCAGCAGTTGTTCCAAGCGCAAGGCGTGGATGCCATGACAGGCATAAACGCCGTGCTGGGTACGGCAGCGGTGTTACAGGGAGGCACAGTTCAGCAGAAAGCGGAGACAGTTGCTACGCTCATCGAAGATTATGGTATAGATATCAGTGCCTTAGACGATCTTCTTGTGGGCAATATCCAACCGCAATCTAATGACCCGGAGGTGGCGCAGCTACGTGAACAACTGGCGCAGCAACAGCAGTGGATAAATAATCAACAGCAGCAGTATCAGGCGCAGACCAACGCAGAGCAGCAGCGTTTAAACAACGACGCGGAGCAGTTCATCAAGACGCATGAATTTGGTGAAGACGTGCGGCGCGATATGGCACGCTTCTTTGATGTCGCCGTGCAGCAGGGGGAGACGCTGACGATGGACGAGGCGTACAGACGCGCCCTGTCTACACGCCCGGACATTTTGAAGATCATCCAGAACAGGAATAACAGCCGCAGAAATCAGGACGCCGTAGGCTCGGCACAGGCCGCAGGACGGTCAGTACCACAAAATTCAAGCGTAGCCGCACAAGCCCCCGCGCCTACGTCAATGCGAGGGGCACTTGAACAAGCATGGGAAGACGTTTAATATGTGAACCCTATGCACGAAAAGTAGACCAAATTACGAGATTAGCCCCACGGAGGACAGACGAGCGCAAGCCCACGGAGTCCAGACGAGGTAAACCCCCGGAATTAGAGTCGTTGCAACGCCCACAGGTAAGGCTGACCGTTGTTAATGCTCAGGTTAAAAACTGAAACTCTAACTAGGAGGATTGGCTAATGTCATTCCCAAACGTGAGCGATATTCTTGCCACGACCATTGAAAACCGATCTAAAAAGATCGCAGACAATGTGACTGACAACAATGTTCTGCTCAAGAAATTGTCTATGTCGGGCAAGGTTAAAACCTTCTCTGGCGGGCACAAGATATACCAGGAGTTGAGTTTCGCTGAAAACGGCAACTCCGGTTTCTATTCCGGGTACGACCAGCTTCCTATCTCTGCCAGTGACGTGTTAAGCGCCGCTGAATTTGATATCAAGCAGGCCGCTGTACCTTGTATCGTCTCCGGGCTGGAGCTACTCCAGAACTCAGGTAAAGAGCAAATGATCGACCTGCTCGAAAGTCGCCTGAGCGTTGCCGAATCCACACTGACAAATCTCATCTGCGAAGGCATGTACTCTGACGGTACAGGCACTGGCGGTAAAGAGATCACAGGTCTTGACCTCGCTGTACCCGTTACAGCTACGACGGGCACCTATGGCGGTATCAACCGCGCTACGTGGACTTTCTGGCGAACCACCTCAACAACTGCGGACTATTCGTCAACTACACTCCAATCAGCTATGAACACTATGTGGGCAGCACTGACACGGGGTAGCGATAGACCCAACTTGATTATTATGGATAACGCCATGTGGACACTCTACATGGATACGCTGCAAGCGCAGCAACGCTTCCATAGTGCTGAAGTCGGAGACTCCGGTTTTCCTTCAATCAAGTACATGGGTACGGATGTATGTCTGGATGGAGGTATTGGCGGTAACGCTACTACCCGGACTGCATATTTTCTCAACTGTGACTACCTGCACTGGCGACCACACTCCAAGCGTAATATGGTGCCACTGTCCCCAAATCGTCGTTATGCGACGAATCAGGATGCTGAAGTTCAGATTCTGGCGTGGGCGGGCAATATGACTTGCTCAGGGGCACGCTACCAAGGACGCTTGATAGACTCCGCGTAACAGCAGGGTTAAGCTAAACGTCTGTAGGAGGGCGTATACATGAGTGATTTTAAACGTTTGAACGGTATTATTGGTGGTCAAGCGATTGACGAGAATAGTACCACCCAGAAGCATGAGCTAGGTGAAATAGCTTATGCCCGTGATACGGCATCAACAGCTTATGGCGACGGTGTATTTATTTACTGCACAGGGCTTGCCTCTGTAGCAGTAGGTGAGTGTGTAAAGATTGAAGCAGACACATACACCGTGAAATTGGCTGTTGCTGATGACGCTGGCGCGATTGGTTTCGCAATGGCGGCTACGGTAGCCGACGAGTACGGGTGGTTTCAGATCAAGGGCTGTGCGGTTGGGTTGGGAGCGGCTTCTAACGCTGACAACGCGGCGCAGTACCTTACGGCAACTGCCGGTACTATCGACGATGCTGTTGTCGCTGGTGATCGTATCCATAATTGTCTTTCAGTCAGTGCGGTGGACACACCAAGCACTGGGTTGATCGAATTGGATATAAACTATCCGCACACTGATAATATTGCGGACTAACAGGTTAATGGGGGCGCAAGCCCCCTTTTCCTTACACAAATACAGTAGGAGTATTTTATATGTCTGAGTTTGACTTAGATGAGAGTCTTAATGATATAGCTTTAGGCCCTGAGCATGTGGGGGCTGGTCAGCTCAATCATGGGCTGTACGTGAAATTTTACATGAACTCGGTACTTGATGATGCCGCGTCTACCCAGCACGGTCGTGCGGTGTACAAAGACGTAGAGTTTGTTCAGATCATGGTGCCGGGGGACAAAAACTCCCTTATCGACAGACCCATCCGATTGGGGTTTGACGAGAAGTCAGACAACCAGAAATTTGCGCGTGAGTACGCGCTGTTTAAAGAGAACAAAGATCAGAAAGTGGAGGGCACGCCTCTCAAGGAGTGGCCCCCGCTGAGTAAAGGCCAGATTCAGGAACTGGCATATTTCAATGTCACCACGTTGGAGCAGTTAGCCAACCTGTCTGACACCATACTACAAAAATTCATGGGTGCTAACCGCTTACGTGAACTTGCCCGGAGATATCTGGAGCAGGCCAAAGGCGGCGCACCCTTGGTGCAAATGCAGGCCGAGCTTACTCAGCGTGACGAACAGCTCGCAGCCCAGCAGTTGCAGATCGACCAGCTTGTACAGGAGATGGGCGCGCTACGCGCACAGGCGGGGCAGCCTATAGCAGTGCCGCAGACGCCTATTGGCACACCGCCAGCAGTACCTACTCAGGAACAAGAGCCTATGGGCTTCGTACCTGAAGAACAGCCCCTGCCTGACGACCTACCCCCGCCTGACGAGGAATTTGACCTTGAAGCTGCGGAGGTGAAACCAAAGCCGAAAGGCAAACGGAGGTCAGTAGCGAGCTAAATGGCGATAACGCGGTATCAGACATGCGGAGACATCGTTAATCGTGTAGCTGTTGAAGTTGGGCTGCGTGAGACTTCCGATGTGTTCGCTTCCTCTGATGACGCGATTATACAGCTACGCACGCTACTAACGACTACACTACAGGAACTCATGCTGCTGCACCCGTGGCAGCGTTTAATCCGTGAGTTTCAATATACGACGGGAACGAGTGAGAGCGGGCCGCTGGATTTACCTGACGACTTCGCTTACATGATCCCACAGACCGGATGGGAGCGTAGTTCAAATGTCCCTCTGATCGGGCCATTGGCACCCCAAGCATGGACTTACCTACTGGGTCGAGACTTGGTTGGTTCCACGATTTACGCTTCCTTCCGGTTCGATCAAGATAAGTTCTATGTGTATCCATCAACGCCGATGCCTGATGCGCTCGATATTAACTTCGAGTATGTCTCACGTAACCTCATCGCTGACGACGGTGCGACCACTTATTCTGACGTGGCAACAGTCCACGCTGACGTGGTGGTGTTGCCTATCCATGTCGTCACACGATTGCTCAAGGTGAAGTTTCTCGACGCTAAAGGATTCGATACGCAGAAGGCGACTAACGAATACAATATGGCGCTTGACTCTGAAATAGGTAAAGACAACTCAGGCGGTATACTTACAGTAGGTAAAAACAGGTTTGGC